TGTTGACCAGCAAATGAAACCTTAAAGTTTGTAATAGACATCATGTAACTCCTTATCGTTGTTGTGCACGGTAAAATAATTCTTCATTTTTTAATTGTGACCTATGAGAGTCTAACTTAACAAAAGATTCTTTTTCTTTCTTTGTCTCAATGCCACACGCTACTTCTTTAATCTTTGTGTGCTCGTTATTTTTCATTTCACCACCCAATTATTCTTCATTATCTGTGCCTTATATTATTCGGTCTTACATTACATAGATTTCCAATCTTTGCTCTTTCATGCAAAAGTAATCTATCATTTTCTAGAGACCACAATTCTGCTTCTCTTTTTGTTAGATAAGCTTGATATATCACTTCTTCATCAGCCGAGGCAGGCAAATGGCTGATTAATTGATTGGACAAATATTTAATCAGTGCATCATTGCTTGTTTTTGGTTCAACTATCGCATTAGTTTTTATCTTACACTTTTTATTAAATCTTGGTATATACTTGTGTTGACGTCCTCCCCGTCCTAAAGAACGAGGATTCCTACGGTGTTTAGCCAATTTTTGGCTAACTTACTTCGGAGGGTTCTTGGGCTGAGTGCCTTACAGCGCTACTCATATCTCCACAAGCGTCACTTTCCGCATGCCCTGCGGTAGTCCATTTAAGGAAAATGAATTGTAATAGCGAAGATTGTTAAGGTAAACAAAAAACGCTATCCATCCCCGCCCTGAACGACGAGGTTTTCCGCGCAATAAGATAAACTTTTCAGACTTAAGCCACATTTAAGATTGCCATTGGAAAGTTGGATTAAACATGTCGACATGTTCGCGCGGTGCTTTTGCTTTAGCAATTTGATCAGATGCAAATTCCATTGCGATATACTGCAGGCAATCGTGTGGATGAGATGCCATGTTTTTGTCCGGCTTATCTTTATAGCGCTCCTCGCCACCTACTGCAATACGCTTATATACGTAGTCTTTTATAAAACCTTTGCGCAGCATTGGACAGCCTTTTTTAGACAAGATAAAAGACGGTTTTCCATCAGCCATACGATTGAGAAAGTAGCGTACTGCAGCTAGGCGCACATCGATCTCATTGGTTCTACCGCCTTCAGTTTTGATGCCCAACGAATTAAGCTCTCCAATAACTGACATCTCTTCGATGATGTCATCTCTGCGCGAGCCGCTCGGATCGAAAACAGAAGTACCAATTTTGCAATAGGGGAAATCCCTAGCTAAGCTTGGTATTACTACTGACTCTGCAAAAGTACGTATGCCCATGTCTTCTCCGCAGTATTCTTTAAGCACGCGAAATTGGCCGCGTTCTGACATTTGAATTACAACACAAGCTGGCGTTAAACCACCATCCCAGCCCAGATGAATTGGCTCGCCTTGAATTGCTTCTATATCTTCTACAACATGTAGAGAATCGTTAAATTCTGGATAAACTTTCTTTCCAAAACCCACGCTCCCATACTCACCTAAACAAAAAACCTTAACAAAATCTTCCGTCTGTCCTTCAGCCAATTTTAGATAATAATCATCAGATAAATTATTGCTGTTATCAGCGTTTGGATTACGCAACCACGTTCCATCATCAGCTTTTAAAAGCCCAGGTGGTTGATGAAATATTTTATAGTTTTCTACTTGCGCAACTTCGAAATCTTTATAGATCCAATGATCGATTTCAGGAGGATTAGTATCAGCGATAATACCCGACCAGTAAGGATCGGGGCAGAAAGATCGTGAAGGATAACGGCCGTTAACGCGGCCTTTGAAATGCGCCAGCGCATTGCTGGGCAGTTCCGAAAGTTCATTAAGATACACACCTGTAAGCTCCAGCGATTTTACTTTGCGCACATCATCCGGACGATCGAGAGCAAGAAATATAATCTCCAGCTCAATCAATCCGTGGCCATCATTGAAAGTATGCTCATAAGTCATAATCGGTTTTTGACGTTTGCGAATGTCACCGAGATCACCGAACCAGGCAAGCCAAGTTTGCAAAGTTGTACTCTGCAGTTCACCCGATGTGTTACGTACAAACGCCCACCGTGCTTTGCGCCGTCCATTACTCCAGCGCGGCATATTACACACGCTTTGGACAACATGCGCCTGGCACAGCGTTGATTTACCAGAACCGTACGGTCCCATGATGACTTTTACAAAACTGTCATCTTCATGAAAGATTTTACCTGTTGCGGTTGGGATATAAATGCGATCGTTACTGTTGTTATATAAAGTCATCGAATGATTTTCGATTAGCACGTGATGTTGCTCGCGCTTCGAAGATTGCTCCATCCAATTTCGTGTTTGATTTAGCATTGCTGATAAATTCATTTTGATAAAATATTCGTAGGGGGAATTGTCTTGTGAATTGTCTCGTGAATTTTTTCGTGCGTTGTAAAACGCTGCCCGCATTTCAAGCACTCACGCCTACGCTCAGTGTGCTGCCGAAGCTCGTTGGGACGAGTATAGACAACACTGGAGCCTGGATATTTACAGTGTATGCAATCCATCCATCACCTTTTTATTTGCGTGTGCCTCTAAGCGTTTTACTAGCGCTTACTTCAACCATTTTTCGAGCTGTTGATTTCTTCTTTGGTTTGTATTCTAGCTCTTCAGCTTTGCCCAATTTCTTTTTAGATTTTTCTAACATTTTTGACTTAGATTTTTCTAACATTTTTGGCATAATTTACAGCTCCTTGACCACACACGATATCAACCGCGTCAGGTTTTATTTCAAAAAAAGGCGCAACTCCAACTTGAAATTGTTTGGGCATTACGTCGTTAATTCCAGCGGGTTTATCAAAACTTTTTCTAATCTTTGGCTCATTGCCAGGGCTCATTTTTACCATGATTTTGCTCCATGTTTCACGTAGAACATTATTTACTATTCATCTTTTCTTGAAGAGCTTTAAAGCTTGCCAGAAGTTCTTGAATAATCCCAGCATCCGCGCCGAAATGTTGTCTCCATCTGCGCTCTAAAATCCAAGCGCAAGATTGCCAACGGTCGACGCCGTCTTTTACTTTTGAAAGTAATTCTCTGATGTATGCCATCTCAACTTTTTTTATTGACTCTAAGAATGTACGACATAACGTTTCTTTGCCAGATTCGCGATCAGCGATACCATAATTTAGCCAATTATATATTGTCGCTTCGCAAAAACCTGCGGCCTCAATTGCCACGGCGTAAGGAACACCGTCGCTTATAGCATCGATGAGATATTTTGAAATTTCGGGAGTTATTTCGGGAGATCTACCCATTAGCGCACTTCCTATGCATTATTTGACCAATTATATCTTATGTATAACTCAATAACAACAACTGCACAAAATATTTATCCACACTAATCCACAATTTTTATTCAGTTGCCCCCAGTTAACTTACACCTTACCCACCGCTTATAGTTCACTGTAACCCCATGATTAACCAAATGATTATAATTTTATACACAGACTATGCGCTAGACTATAATAAATGCTACTAAAGTAGGAAGTAAATTTATATATATAGAGTAAGCAAACAACGTAAATTTAATTACACAAATGTGTTAATAAGTGTTGACGTATCATAACCCGCTGGGTATACTCTCTCTATCAACTACACAACAACACAACGAAGGGGAACACGAAGATGAGCGATATTAAAAATGAAGTAGTGACCGCAGCACAGATTATCAGCTTGCTGTCAGATGTAGACGCGAGAGATTTGAAAGTGATCATTGACATTGCATTTGATTTGAAATTTGCTTATGAGCGAAAAATAAAAGCTGAGCTACTGTCGCTAGTTAAATAATCAACGAGACGGCCCTTTGGGGCCACAAGGGGAATAGTATGAAAATGTCGGTAGCAGAAAGACTAGAAGTAATGATTGTGGCGCACGTAACTACAGTAGAGACAGCAAAACTTATTTGTATTGAGCATCTTGAGTTAACAGACACAGATTCCACAGAAAATGGCTTAGGCAACACAACACATATATATACTTTTTCTGACGATTCAGTTTTGAAAATAGGCACTGACTTTTCAATTTTTCACAACGCAACAAATGAAGCTCAGTACTTCAAAAGAGGGTAATAAGATGAGCGACACGACATTAACAATAGTTTTTAGTTTAGTGATGATCTTAGCAGCTTTAAAGATTGCGCATAATATTATCGATGGCAGAAAGATACGTAAAGAAGCTTATAGAGATTACGCCATAAAGCAAATTTATGAATGATAGCAACTATAGAGATTCCAACGCTTTTGAAAAAGGTGTCGCAATTGGCAATCTGATTAGACGTTTTGCAAGGAGCTCTACCAATAAATTTAAAGCATATTGGCTAACTGCAGCTGAATATCAAGAGCTCGTGAAATACGTAAAATACATAAAAAAAATACCAGTTGAGCAAAATGTTTACTTGATTGAGTACTGTAAAGTAAGGATTGAAGTGAGATTATAAATAAACTAATCTTTTGTGTAAATAACTCTTGCATATAAACCCTCGGGGTTATATACTCTCTTTACTAAGTGAGCAACAAGAGAAGAGAAAATGATAATCTGGAACAAGCAACACAAATGTTGGGAACTAAAGAACTTACAAAACACTGTAAGATATTTTAAAAACTTTAAAGATTTACTAAACTACAAAAAAACACTACTGAGGAAAGCATCATGAACTTACATAAATTGTTAGCGCGACACGATGAGATGAAAGAGTTAAAGCACATAGAAAAAGTAACTTTAGCAAAGTTCGATCAACTAAAAAAGCTCACTATTCAAGAAGCATTGTTTGAGCGTGAAGAAGTTATTGGACCTGAAGGGTTGATACTCTTCACATACAAAACATCCACACCAATACGAATCGACACAACTCGTTTACAAAAAGAGATGCCAGAAATTGCTAAGCAGTTTGAAGTAATTAGCGAAGTCAAAACCTTCAGGATTATTAACTAATGGACAGCATACTGATTATATTTTGGACGTTGATACTTTTATGTCTCGGCGTTATTTTTCCAACTTTTGGAACTGTATTAATGGCTGTTGTATTATTCTCCTGGCTTAGTGATTTAAGATGTAAAAATTCAAATGAATGAGGATTATTAACTATGGAAGCTAATTTAAAATTACTACGTATTAAAAAGAAATATAATTTATCAGCCACTGACATTGCTATGTTGCTTGATCGCAGCATACACACTGTAAGGAAATGGATCACACCACCGACAAAAGATAACTTTAGAAAAATGCCCACTAATATTTTAGAACTATTAATCATCAAAATTGAGGCCAGTAGAAAATAATGGAAATATTAGGAATGATTTTATTATCAGTAATAATTTTTACAGCAATCGTTTTTTTTCTTGTTATTCTTTTTGAAATAATAAGGTTTTCACAATGATTAAGCTTTATGTTTTTTATCGCTGTTCAATTTGCAAAGCGTACAGCTCAGGCAAAAAATGTATTTATTGCAAGGTAGGAAAATTATGAAAAAACTTTTATTGCTTAGTGCTATTTTACCGTGTTTCGCATTTGCTGACACAGCTCATTGTGATGCTACACTAACGCGCGGTTACATTACTATGACGACACTTGACACTGTCACGAATTCAGGTGTACGCGCACATGTAAACGTGATATATGATATGCAATTTCTCAATCCATTCGGATGGCAGCAACCAGATTATTTTAGAGTGTTTTTTAATTCTGATTTAGAAGGAATGCAACACACTGAATACGATGATTTTATAAACCCCGTTTCTAATCATGCATCGCATCAAAACTATTTTGTTCAAGTACCATCAATCTCAGAAAAGGGTCGTCATGTCTACATGTTTGAAATAGACGTCCCGCGTTACAATTGTAAAGTGATTTCTAGTTCAATTATTGAGGTGCTCTAATGAGCGAGGCAACAGTAACGGCAAAAGAATACATTGAACTGCAAAAATCTCATGTAGAACTGCATGCGGAATTAATTAAATTGTTTAAAGATCACACTAGCCTACAAAAAGAACACATTGAAATACAAGACGAACATTTGAAACTTCTAGAAGAATATACAGAACTGCAAGTTGACATCCTCCTCGCCCTAAAGAACGAGGATTCCTACAGCACTTAAGCTACGATAGCTTGGGCGCTTCGGCGGGTTCCTGTTGCTGACGGCATTGCTACACCGTTCACTTGGCAGGCGAGCTGGGCATGTCCTGCCCTTAGAATATTGATGGCGGCATTCAGGTCTGCATTTTCTGCATACCCACATTTGACGCACTCAAATTTAGATTGTGTCTTGCGGTTCTCGGCCGACACATAATTGCAAGTTGGGCAAGTCTGGCTTGTGTTCCTGGGATGGATGGCAAGCACGCAGCCACCGAGCCAAGCTTGCTTGTATTCCAGTTGGCGGCGAAACTCGCCCCAACCTTGATCGAGAATCGACTTATTGAGGCCGGATTTAGCTTTCACACTTTGTCCTGGCGCTTCAATGGTACCCGATGCTGATTTGCTCATATGGGTGACTTTCAAATCCTCAATGACTACCATCGCGTGGTTTTTGCTGATGATGTTAGAAGTTTTGTGGAGAAAGTCATTACGCGTATGGGCTATCTGTTGATGCAGTCGGGTAATTTTCTGCTTTTGTTTTTTCCAATTATGACTGAACTTCTGTTTGCGGCTCAAGCTGCGCTGATACTTAGCCAACTTTGCCGCGTTTTTTCTGAATGCGTTGACAGGCTCAAACATCGAGCCATCGGAAAGCGTAGCAAACAACGTAATGCCCGCATCAAGGCCGACGATGGATGTAGAGGGGTGTACGGGTTGTTCAACTTCGCGTTCAGTCTGAATGCTGGCGTACCACTTACCAGCGACACAGGATATAGTAACGTTTTTCACGGCTCCCAACACGTCACGGCTGTTGTGGTAGCGCATCCAGCCTAGCTTAGGCAGGAAGAGACGGGAATTTGCCTGATCGAGCTTACAGCCTTGCGGGTAGCGAAAACTATCTGATTGGCCTTTCTTCTTGAAGCGAGGAAAGTCGGCCCGTTTAGCAAAGAAGTTTTTGTATGCTCGCTCAAGGTCTTTCAGCGTTTGTTGCAAGGGCTGGCTTGGCGATTCTTTGAGCCAATGAAGGGCGGGGTCTTGCTTCCACAATGGCAACAGATTTGCCAATGCGGTGTAACTGAATTTGATTGTCTTGTCGGCGGCATACTGTTCGCTTTGCCATGCCAATGCCTTGTTGAACACGAAGCGGCAAGCACCAGCAAAGCGGCGCATAGCACGTTGCTGTTCGCCGCTGGAATTAAGTTCGAACTTGTAGGCTTGCAATCGTTTCATGTTTGCAATTATACTTGGTCCATGGAGAAAAACAACGATATTAGACACGGCAGGCACTGTGTTTTTAACATACATGTTCATTTGGTCTTTGTGACAAAATATCGACGTGGCGTATTCACCAAAGAAGTGATCGATGACTTGCGCGGTATTTTTGCAGCCGTATGCGCCGATTTTGAGGCCGAGCTGGTGGAGTTCGATGGTGAAGATGACCATGTGCATCTACTGGTGAACTATCCACCCAAGGTGGCTGTGTCGGCATTGGTGAATAGCCTAAAAGGCGTATCAAGCAGAATGATTCGCAAAAAGAATTATCTGAGCATACACAAGAAGCTATGGGGCGGTGCTTTATGGTCGCCCAGTTACTTTGCCGGAAGTTGTGGCGGTGCGCCTATCGAAATCATCCGGCAGTACATTGAGCAACAACAGACGCCCGACTAATAATTAGATACTATCATGTCAGCGCTATCCATCCCCGCCCTGAACGACGAGGTTTTCCGCGCAATAAGATAAAATTAACAACGGTTCGGGCAATGGTTCGGGCTGGGGTTTGGGCTGGTGTTGCGGTGAAGGTGATAGCGAAGGTTTTAGTTCGGGCGAAGGAGACGGCGGGGGCCACGCCGAAGGTTTCGGCATAAGTACGGGCGTGAGCAATGGGTAACGTCCTCACCAATAACTACCCCTAGCACAAACTAGGGGTAAACCCTTAACTACCACATATCATTCTTTTCAAAGCACCCATACAGCCCTGGGATTCTTCTTTCTTTTCTTCTAAGTGTTGCTCTTGCTTTTGTCCCTGGCCTTGCGCTTGTGCTTGCGCTTGGCTTTGGTTTACTTGTTCTTTGACTACGTGAGTATTCTTGATAAAAATAGATATCTTGGGTGATTTTTCTCGACATCTAGAAGTTTGAGGCATTGGAAAATTAGGGGTGGTTTCATCTGAATGGTGACGTTTGTGTTTCTTAACTTTGTCCATGGCTTGCCCTCCTTAAATGACATCCATTTCTGGATTATATCTGGAATTTTCGAGGGCAACACGTCGTTAAAAAAATAAATAAAACGGCTAACAAAAGGAGGGTAATGTTAACCGTTTTACACGAGCTGGAATTATAATTGTGGTTCTACTGGTTCTACTGGTAACGCAGGAGCATTAATCGCATCTAAAGCATCAAGCTTATCAGCTAAATCTGATGCATTGTTGCTCAATTTAATTAACGCATCTTTATCAGCTTGCGATAAACCACCCGTATTTGCTTGCAAAACATTAATTTGATATTGCAAGTTCTTAAAGTCACCACTAATGCCTTTTAACGCTTCGTTCATACGTTCATTGTACTGTGATTGTTTTTCTGCAAATTCAGATATTGTATTCATAAGATCACCCATCATTTGTAATAAAGCATTAAGTTTTGCGACGTGTGGAGCAGGACGCTTGAGATGTAATTTCTNTANNAGTNCATTTACATAGTAGCATAGATTCATCTCTTAAAGCCCTTGTTCGAAATGATCTGTTTTTGTTANGAATATTTTATTACTGNCTCGTCATCTTGCATGATNGGTTGNTCNGTATCGCTATTTGTCGTCAACATNACTGATTTGACAGCTTCGAGCATCTTATCATCCCANTCNGTTTGTGTATGCTCAACAATCATATGTAAAAGCGGATATGATGCTATAAAAAGCATTATCAAATATCTTTTTTGCGGTAACACAGGTTTTGGAAACAACTTTTTTAGCTTATCAAGAATTTTCATTCAATAATCTCAAAATGCACACAGTCGTAGAATGAGCTATCAGAAATGCGCTGATTGCGATTAAAATCGCCGCCGAATCGTATGCGGTGAGTCATTTTACCGCTATCAAAAAGCATTTGCGCAATCCCCATTACATAACCGCCGAAGTACACAAAATCAACTACTTTTGACCAATCGGGCAACGGATAAGGCACAACGTCAACAGCGAGAGACGGCTTGAAATTATGCTTGCTCTTTGGATAAGCTAATTTAGACTTACCCGCGGCCAGTGCTGCGTTCTGATCTGCTTCATTACGATAACCTTGGAGAATAGTACAGTCAAAAGTTTTCACAACTTCATAAAATAAAACTTGCAGGTCAATATGGCATGTACTTAACTTTGTAAAAGATCTAGCACTAAACTTCGGCATCAGTATCAATTTCCTTCAAAGATTTTGGTTCAGCGGGTTTACCGCATTTGTTACATACATAATAAGCGCTCATACTATCGCCTTTTACTACAATTAATTCTGCGTTGTGACATCTTGAAACGAGCATAGTTATTTTCTCTCATAAGCTGACCAATAATCATCTTTACCGCAATAATCGCACTTTCTATATGCACGACCTGGGATAAGAGTAATCATTGATTTTGGAAAAGAATGCCCTCTTAGCCAACATAATATCATTCGCATTCATCCACTCCGCATTTGTTACATACACGTTGCTCTAAAAGTATGATGCGTTGAGTTAGATTTTGAATTTCTTGGATAATCGGAGAAATAATTTCTTCTTCTTCTTCTTCTTCAATAATGTTTGAATAATGCATTACAGTTTCACCCATCGCGACATCAATGTAACTCCATTTTATATTGTTCTGCACAGCTGTGACAGATGTGTAATTCTGTCACATCTGACTCACAATTCACAACATTTTCATACTCTTCTTGAGAATAAACAATCACAAAAGAAAAATTGATGTCTGCATAAAAAATATCTTCTTTGCAGTGATGACATTTCATTTACACCGCCCGTGTAAAACATGCCAGGAAGGTATTATTGAATCTTTCCAATGACGACGATTCCAGGGCGTTAAAACGCGCAACTCTCCTTTTTTGCAAACATGCTTTTCGTAAAATAGTTGCTCTCTTTTACAATGCAAGCACATTTTTTTTATCATCAACACTAAAGTACTCCTCCACCATTGCTATTGCTTCATCAGCGCCCTTAGCTACTACAGCCAAATAGCCTTCGTTATTCAAAAACGCTATCCAATTCTTTTGATCAAACGAAACAACACCACCTTTTACCCGCTTAAGCTCCAAATATAGGGCGCCATAGCCTTTTCTCCTGTAGGGTACACATATATCAGGAACACCAGGAGAACTTCCTGTAGCCCTGTATTTGGCCCCCTCAGTGGCATTGCTTCGCCCATTCGGTACTGAATATGCTTTTATTCCTTTATCTTCCAACCAATTCACGAATCGAATTTGCTCGGATTGTTCACTAGGACATGTAACCTTCACAGGTTTTGTTTTTTTTAAATACGCGCTGTTGTCTTTATCGCCATATAACATTTCCAGTGCTGCGGTATATCTTTTGCTATTTCTAAACGTTGAATTAGCCATCCTTGGCTCCTATATTGTGTGTATGTGATGTCGCCTTGTCGTTTCTATATAAATATATATATAAATTATTGATTATATTATTATATATACTGCGACATACCCCGCGACAACATGTCGCACCCATGTCGCTCAAGTGCGACATATGTCGCACCCATGTCGCACCCATGTCGCACTAACAAATCCATACGCCATGCGGGCTGTGGGGTGATTATAGCGACATGCGACATGCGACATGCACATACACACCACAAATTATTATGTAAATTTTATGAACATTTCACCTATTCACAAAATCCTTTTTTGAGACGAATATGAGGTTTTAGGTTTCGTATTTTGTAAAAATTATGTTCTGTGGCACTTTATGAATAGTTACGCCATTTGATCTAGAACCAGCAAAACCGTTAATTTCCTTCAAGAGCTTACCCATATGACTTGCATAAGCTCTGTTAGGTTTCAAGTAGCCGATTAGTTCTAAAACTTGTGTTGCAGTTTTCTTAACTCGTATAGAACTGGACCAGTCTAACATTGTAAGCACCTTCTTTTTTAAAAGGTCTATTTCTTCAAATTGTGAATCTTTCAAAGCACGATTGCTCCATTCGCTACAAACCTCATCAAGCCACTCAATTCGGCATGTTTCGATCTCACCAACTAACATTGGAATTATTTCATACCGATAACCTTCTTTATCTTGTCCGCTAATGTTTATTATCGGGAAGAATAAACGTCGTGCGGGATTTTGGGGGTCTTTGATGATGCCGTAAACGATTCGCGCAGCAGCTGCAAACCCTATGCTGCCCATCACGCGATAGATTGCGTTTTTATTAGCATTGCCTGAAGGTTTAGAGAAGTGACTATTAAGAATAACGGCCATGTTATGTCTTTCTGCTAGTGATGTGATGACATTAAGAGCTAATCTAATTTCTTTATCCTTTTTGAACGGCTTCAAATACAAAGAAATAGGGTCAATGATCAAAAGTTTGTACTTATTTTTAATGATTACAGCTTCTAGCTCTGCAATGTGTTCTACAACGCAAATCGCGTCATAAAACAAATTTCCGTTTTTATCCGCTTTTTTGATACCTTTAACAAAATCTATATTGTCTGTATTCGCATTTAAAGCCATCAGGCGCGGTTTTATGGTGTCCTCTGCATCATCTTCGCCAGAGATCAATAAAACTCTTCCCTGGGCCACTGAGTCAGTCTCTTTGTGGAATTTGCCCCCGTTGCTTAACACGCTAGCGATGTAGAGGGAAAGCTGAGATTTTCCCGTTCCAGGCTCGCCCGCAAATATTGTCATTTTTCCGTAAGCTATTTTTTCTTTTCACATCCAATCAATTTTTCGTTCTTTCACTGTTGATATTTTTTGTATTTCTATTTTTGTGCAATCGATCACGTTTGTCATTGTAGTTCCTTGTTAATTGTAGTTCAGTTTTTGACCATTGCCCATCCTGTCGCCAACCAACATTTTATAAGCAAAATTCATCCTCGGCTTTTTGATTAAGTTCCATTTTTATCCATTGTTCATTTTTTGACAGGGTAGCAGGGTACACAGGGTGTCCTACTTCCTATATATAGGCATTTAGCATCATTACTGTATTATTGTATTATTACAGTATTATAGGTAAATAAGATACCCTGTGTACCCTAAGTAAAGAATACACTACAAATTAAGCACTTTTATGAGGGTAGCTTCTTAAAAATTAAGCTACCCTCAAGATACCCTAATCAGATTTTGTTACCCTATTTTGTAAAAATTATGTTCGGCGGCACTTCATGCAGAAGTAAACCATTAGATTTAGAGCCAGCGCATTTATTAATATCTTTTAATACTTTTCCCATTTGAGTCGCATCAGCCCTGGTAGGTATTGAGTAGCCAATTAGTCCCAAAACTTGTGTTGCAGTTTTTCTAACACGTATAGAATTTGACCAATCTAGCATCGTAAGCACTTTCTCTTTTAAGGGGTCTATTTTTTCAAACTGCAGGTTTTCGCTATTGACTTGATCTTGTATTTCAAAAGATAAATCTGTTAAAGCACCCTGTGTCCATTCGTAATATGCTTCGGCCCAAACTTGCTGCATATCGAGCCCGTGATTAAGATCAATACTATCGACAGATATAGTCCACCAACGTCTATTTCCTGTATCATCAACTAAAAAACTACCATCATTGACGGTTGCGACATAAACAGAACGCCGAGCCAATCGGTTGGATTTTCTGGCGTAAGGTGCGCGGACATCGTCAAACTCCATCGTTACAAAACTTTTAAGCCGCCCAATCTCAGATTTTTTGAATATGGAGTCGAGTTCCCCCATTTCAGAAATCCAATAACTCGCCAACTGCGCTATGTTATCTTTGTTATCGGGATCTAAAAATGCACTCTCTTTAACAGCCCCGCAATTGATAGGATCCAAAGATTTAACCCAACTAGTTTTGCCTATTTTTTGCTTTCCCTGCAAAACCAGGACACCTTGGTTAATAAAGCCCGTCACGCTATGCGCAGCCGCAATTGCTGCAATCATCCAAGTTTTGATGACTTTGTACGTTAGAGTATCGTTTTTGGATTTTATTGTTTTGATAAAAGAATCTAGACGTTTCTGTTTATCCCATTGTTTATTTTTTATGCACTCTACAATTGGATGATAAGTGTTTGCAAAAGCAATCACGTCCAAATGTGAGTCTAATTGATTGATAGGCATAGAATTAACGGTTGCTAAATATGTTACGCGCGCTAGTGCTGCATTGTCTTTATCTTCAGAAGATATATTATGATTAGGGATATTTATTTCTCTCTTTCTAGTCATAAGATTGTAACGAATTACAGCATCAAATTTCTTACATAATAAATATTCTAAATTTAGGTAAGTATCTAAAACTTTGACCACAGTTTTTAATTCTTGAACTTCTGGATAAACATCTGGTGATGGCATAACTTTGTATTGTGACATAACGATTCCTTGTTGAGGGATAATGTAATGGTTGATTTATTTATCTGATCCATTACAATCGTCCCTGTATTGTTGATAAAAAGGGGCGACACTATCGCCCCTGTAGTTTTTAAGTTTACTCTGATTTTCTAATTAACATCAATTGACTTTTTGTAACTTTCTCACCGCACAAAATAAATAAATCATTAAAATCTGTATGCTTAGAATTGCTTTTGTTAAATATTGGGTAATGTACTGACATGCCGTTAATCTTTGCAGCTTCATTAGCAAATTTCAACCCAACTTTATCATTATCACTGCATATTAATATGGTTGCTTTGTAATATTTTTTTCGTAATGCTAATGCAACTTTTGGCAAATTCCCCGCATTTAGTGCACAAATAACAGGACTATTTGTAATGCTTCTTATGGTGCAGCCCGTTGCCCAGCCTTCACAAATACGAATTATTCCAGGATAATTTTCGGCTAAATGCTCACACAACCAAATCATTCCGCATGATGCTTTTGCTCCAGATTTAAATAATTTAAACCCATTTTTTTTAATAAATTGTAGAGTTTGAATTTCATAATCAATATTTAAAATTAGAATACATAACATTTGTCTAACAGTAATTGCCATGTAAGGAGATATTTTTTTGCGAATTGTGTAAGGGTGTAAAAAAGAATTATTTGGTAAATTAGTAGCTCGTGTTAGAAATGCAACGCATCGTTTAGCAGCTTTTGCATATGCATCATTTCTAAATTTTGTAACTTTTTCGTTTTCATTATGAAAAGATATTTTTTCTTTTAATGTTAATGTTTTTCTATCTTTTGCAAACCAAAAAACATCAATATTTCTTTTCCAACAAATTAAATGCGCACCCAGCTGCAATTCAAAGATTCTGTATCTGCAACAATTGTTTTTACAGTTTCCACTTGAGCTTGTAAAAGCATGATACACCCCCGTGTATAAATTGATATTACCAACATGGGGCATTTGATTTGCTGACATAGCATCTAGGATATCAGCAACAAAATTCATTAAAAAACCTCCATTTACTGCAATAAATTATTAATCCATTTAATAATTGTTTAACAATTACAGCCGATAAGAATGTTTTGTAAACAGGGTATTTGATTTTTTTAAGAGGTATGATATTATTCGTCACGTGACATCCTGTTTCATTGATATTATTTGTCATGCAATATCCTTGTTTATTGATATTGTTTTTCACGTGACATCCTGTTTCATTGATAGCATGGTCATGTAAGATCCTGGAGTTTGTTTAACGTGTTAGAGCTGCAATCATACTCCAAATCTTACTCTAATCAATAACTTCCTTGTAAGATATCCGCCCGAGACTAAGATGAACGAAGAGCAACGCAAAAAAATATTAACGGATCAACTTAGCAAATCATTCATGCAAGGCACCATTGCTGGCTTTGAAAGAGCACTAAATATAATGGTAGANACTATTGCAGCGTGGCGTAAACAAATTAACGAGGAAACAGAAAAAGAATGAGCGAAGATAAAACAATAACTAAACCGATTTACGATAACAACGGAAAGTTTATTGGTAATGTCACAGGTCGTCGTGAACAAGTTGAACAATTTAATAATCGTGATTTAGCCGAGCAAATTAAACGAGATAATGATAGAAATCGTGACAGATAGATGATATTCTTTTTTTATAACTTCTCCTTAGTAGTTAGTAAATAGTTAATTTTGGCCGTATCATACTACGGCCTTTTTTTTAGTCTGAACGAACCTTATCTATAGATGATTTTATCCCCAACAATTTCAAGTTTTTAACAATAGAACGACAAGTTTTTAAGCTTGGCAAACGTCCACCTGATAAATATTGAGACATAGAATTCTCATGTACGCTCAACATTAGTGCAAACTGACGTTGCGTTTTACATTTTAATTTTTTGTAAATATTTTGTAAGTAATCTGATGTTAATGTTGACATAATACCCCCGTTAATTGCAAATCATACCATACCACTAATCATTTGTAATATCTACTTTACACATTTGTGTATGCATGTATAATGCTTGCAAATAGGAGGTTTTATGGAACAATTTACAAGCGCGCACTTTATATCTCATGCATTAGATAGCTTGGGTTATCCAATAATGGCGCAACATGCTTTAACTTGTGAGCACACAATATTAGATATCTATGCAAA